CGGCCACACGATCAGATAGGCGTCGCCGAACTCCCCCGCGCGGCGGTGGATGTTGGTCGATTCCAGCTCCATCATGTTTCGTTCCCAGATCTCCTGCAGGATCTGGTCGGCCCGGTTGTCTCCTGCCACCTGGACGGCGTGGATCTCCAGCCGGTCGGCCATCACGTCGACTGGAGTCTTGGCCATGTTGAATCGGAAAGTAATACCCGTCCGTTCGAGCGCCCGCCGCAACCGGATGCTGGCGAAGAACTCCGGATTGGTGGCCTCGTAGTACATCTCGGCCCGGTGATAGTCCGGCAGCGAGTTGGCTAGGACCTGCAGCCCCTCCATCAGGTCCTGGCTGGCAGCCAGCGTCACCTCAGTGGGGTCCGCCACCCGTTGCCTCCTGACACGCGTTCACGATTTCAGACCATTGAATCATCGGACGCGGGTAGTCGGCCACGTTCAGCCAGACAGGCGGGGGTGGTGTGCTTGTCAGCTAGGCAATTATGTGCTAGGGTGGTGTCAGTTACACCACCCCCGTCCGACTGCCGCCAGGCTGATGTGAAAGAGAGTACAACGTGACTTACGACAAGCAGAAGCTGGACCCGCTCGTAGTGCAGCTGCGCCAGGCACGACTGGACGTGGGGCTCAAGTCTCAGGAATTCGCCGAGGCTATCAACATGAACGCGGCGACCTTCTCCGGCCTGGAGAACGGTGCGACGGTGAAGCTGTCGGTCCTGCGAACCTGGGCCTACGAACTGGGCTTCGAACCGATTCTGAAGCCGACCCGAAAGCATCGGGTTGCGGTCCCGAGCGACGATCTCCCGGCTGACCTGACGACTGTGCACCTGAGCCGGTACCAGACGGCACTGGCGTCGGGCATGCTGATCTCGCAAGCCATGGCAGCGCGCGCCAGCGGGTCAGAGTCGGTAGCGGACGACCTGCAGGTGATCGCCGACATCCTGGTACGATCGATCCGGTAGTCTTGACAACTGGACAAGGATCTGGTTGGCTGGAGGTTGAGGGGGCGGACCAGCCGCCCCCCGATCGAGAGGATACTGAGATGGCCGAGAGCACGTACACGACCGTGTCCGGACGGAATCTGGCCACCGGCTGGCTGGCCGACATCCACTGGGTCAAGGACGGGCGGGCCGAGCCGGTGACGATGTGGCTGGCCGCCGTGACCGTCGTCCGCCAGGCGCTCGGATTCGCGATGTACAGCACGCTGGAGCCCGAATGGCGCAACCTGGTCAAGCCGAATCACGCCATCGACCAGGTTCCGGGACAATGGCTGATCCCGCTGGACATCAAGGCGATGGAGGAGCTGGCGCTGGACGGCTCCCAGTGGATTCGCGAGGTTCGGGTCTACGACGACCTGTACTCCATCCGCGTCGAGATTCCGCGCTGAGGAGACAACAACGATGGCCAAGAAGATGCGGTACCAGGTGTGGGCGCTGCTGCGGACCGAACGCGGAACTGAGACGTGGCAGCCGGTCACGGACAAGTACGCCACCCGTCGCGCGGCGGAGAGGATCGCCGTCAATCTGTGGCTGACCACCCGGGTCGACGAGTCCGAGCCGGACGAGGATGACGAGCCGGACGAGACCGCGCTGATCGAGAACTTCGAGAACGCGCAGTACGAGGGCGCCTGATGAGCGACTACTCGGCGCACCTCGGTTTACTGATGTCGGCGATCATCTGGTGCGTGGTGATCTGGTACTGTCTCCGCCGTAGATGACACGCCGCCGTCCCCTTGTCAGCAATATTGACAGGGGGACAACCCTATGGTTGACTGGGGTTTAGAGGGGGCGGACAGACCGCCCTCCAGACCGAAAGAGATGCCGAGATGATCGACTACCTCATCACCGCCGAGTTCGCCACCGAGCTGCAGAGCGCGATCGGCACCGCGATCGGCGACGCCTCCGAGTCGGGCCTGATCGAGTATTCCGACAAGCTGCGGGTGCTGCTGGCCCAGCTGACCGCCCGCCCGGTGGCCGAGCCCGTCCACGCCACCCTCCCCTCGCAGCCGCTGTCCGACGGCTGGCAGGTGACTGTGGAGTACGAGATGCCCGACGGTTCCTTCCCGTACGTCACTGACCGCAACCTGGTCGTGGGGGCGGTCGCCGAGCTGCTCGACGCGGACCTGGCCGACAGCTCGGTGACGATCGAAGACATCGACGGTCGGGTCGAGGAAGTCGACTCCGTGCTCGGGGAGTATCTGATCCCGCTGACCCAGTCGCATGTCGAGCAGCTCGCGATCGGCACCAGCGAGTTCCTGGTCAACCACCCGATGGACGGCCTGATCTACATCCGGGTTTCCCTGATCTGACCCACCCCCGCCCTGAGGCCCGGCCGACAGACCGGGCCTCACGCGTATGACCCGATATTCTGGGCCTGGATGCCGGTGGCCTTCTTGCGACGCAGCAGGCGGGTCACCGCCGACCCTATCGCGTCCACCATGTCGTCGTTGGGACCGCGCGGGAACGATACCATCTGCTCCTCGGCCGCACCAAGCCGCTCTGCGTGCACCACCCTCCCCCGCTGGTAGTGGGCCAGGGATTCGGCCGCGCGTACTCGTTTGTCGACCGTCTGGTCGATCAGCTGTATCTTGCAGGGGAGGTGGTGCAGAATGTCGTACCAGTGCTCCTGGCCCTGATTGATCTCGACCAGCACCAGGCCGATCTCGGGGAACATCTCCAAGATGCGTAGAACTTCGGCCCGCAGCTTCTCACCTACCAGTTTTACCGCACGGGCGTACATCACCTCGCACATGCCAAGGTTGCCCAGAACAGCGGCCTGAATGTCGTCGGCATCGATCGCCTGTCGGCGCGGGTCCTTCGGCTGCAACGGGGGCGCCCAGCCGACCACGGCCATGCCGGTCCAGTCGGAGGTCTTCTTCAGTTTGCCCGCCGGGTCGATGCTGAGCACCACCCGGGTCTTGCCGGACAGCCTGCCATACCGGAAGTCGTCCTTGGTCCAGTAATCGCCGTCCATGCCCAGCGGGCTGTTGGCGAAGTTCTTCAAGAACGACCGGGTGTGCCGGATGGCTTGCAAGTAGGTGATCGGCCACTTGGCGGGCCAGATACTGCGCTCGGTACCGTCGTCATTGGTCAGAATCGGCGGGTAATAGTGCACCCGCATGTTTTGCTCGGAGATCCAGTCCGGGTGGCCCTCCTGCGGCTCCGTGACGCTCTTTACCAGCTGGTGGATGATCGAACCGGGCAGGGTCACCGTACCTGCGATCACCACGCGGGCGTATTCGGACAGCGGGAAGATGACGTCGGTGATAGTGGTCAGACGGCCACCCACCTGGAACTCGGAATACTGGTCTTCGCCCGGCTCGATGTCGTCCAGGATCAGCATGTCGGGCCGCTGGTGCCCGACCTTCATGCCCAGAGTCTTGGAGTCCGCACCTCGGGCACCGAATACGAATCCGCTCTTGCGGATGGTCAGGCCCTTGGTATCGGACTGGGTGGCGCCCCGGTAGCGGGTGGCGGGCTCGCACAGCATCGGGAAGTCCCGCTGCAACAGCTGGTTGTTCTCCAGCTCGTTCTTGAAGGTCTGCAGGTGCATCTCGGCCTGGGTGCCCGCGTCGGCGAAGGCGGCGATGAACTTGCGGTGCCCGTGTGCCGCCGCCCACAGCGGCAGGATCAGAAAGAACCAGGTAGACTTGCCCAGCTCACGAGGGGCGACGTACACATCTCGATCAGATCGGGGACCGCTGGTGGGCTGGACCCAGTCCAACGCTTCACGGCACCAGTCCAGATGTGCGTCGCAGAATGTGATCTGGCCCCGAGTGGCTTCGGCCCGCAAGTGATCGCGCAGGTACAGCAGAGCAAACAGCATCGGGTCGAGCTTGGTCTGGATGCGCCGATAAGTAGATCCGGCCTCGGTGGGGTCGGCCAGCATCGAGGGGCGTCCCTTCCACCCCATGTCCTTTGAGCGGATGTACGTCACCGGCTCGAACGTCTCAGAGGTCTCACCCTCCAGGTACCCCAGACGCTCAGACGGCCGGATGATGCGGGTAGGGAAGTCCTCGACAGCCTCGACCGGTGTGTCGGTGACAGTCACTCGACCAGGGTCGGCTCAGCATCGGCCGCAGCCAGCTGTGCCAGCCGTCCAGGGGTGACAAACCCCGGCCAGTCGTGCTCAGGCAGCAGCGGCCAACCTGCCTTGTCGGCGCAGGCGACTACCAGCTGAGAGCACACCACGTGATGGCTGTGTTCAACCACGTACTCCAGCAGCTTGGACACCGGCAAGTGCAAGTGGTGGGCGGCGACGGTGACGTAGTCGGTGAATGAGTACGGTACGCCGACGTAGGTGACCGCAGCGGCCAGCATTGAAGCGGCATACTGCTCCGGGCACGACAGCCACAGCACCTGTCGGCCCTTGTACTCATCCAGCCCGGCCAGACGGGCGCCCCTGGGCTCGGCTTCGACCACGGTACACAGCTCGGCCGAACTACCACGCTGGTACAGTACGAACGCATGCTCGAAGTCTCGGAAGCCGTCACCGTCCAAAAACTGGCCGACCCGGATGGCCTGGCCCACTAGACCTTTGATTCGGACCAACCCGATGGACCCGGCAGGCGGAATCTTACTCACTGACTCATCTCCTCAATACCGCGTCGTAAAGATCGCGCCAGTCCCACTCGTTCTGCGCCAGGGTAGAATGTTCTGGATCATGGTCGACGATCACCGATATGCCCAAGATCGCAGGCCACATCGGGATGGTGTCCGGATTTCCGATACACATCGTCTTCAGCTCTTCCAACTGCTCCGGAGTCACTCGGATCTCAGTCAGTTCCACGACAGTCGACCTTCCGAACGGCGGTCAGGAACTGCTCGTGCCAACGCTGGAACGGGGTAGAATCCTCGACGTCGTCTACCATCTTGACCGGTATCCCGAACATCAACGCCCCCGGACACAGATCAAAATCCAGTGTCGGAATCTCCTGCCGCACCCGACCCAGCTGTCCCCGAGTCAGCCGAATCTCGGGCGGAGGATCGAGGTGACTCCTGCCCCATAATGCCACGAATCGGTCGACGGACTGCACCACCCCCTCCCATGTCATCGGTAGGGCTTCGTCCTGTGACACCCGACGCACTCCCTCAGATAGAATACGGACCCATCCCACCCTCGATGGGGATACGACTGGCGCTGGTAGCGGTGCCGGTGCGGGTACCCGAACCACCCGGCCAGGACCTCTTTGACGTATTCCCAGCGGCTGACGTACGTTCCGTCCGGTGCTTTCACTTGCCCCGCCTGGCGCTGGCCGTCTTCTTGGCCGGAAGGCTGCGGTACCCGATCTTCGGTCCGCGCTCGGCCACCACCTGCTCGGCCCACTTATGGGCGAACGGCTTATGGGTGGCGTACAGAAATCGCCACTGCGCCTTACTGTGCATCGGACCGGGGGACTTCTTCTCGGCCACGAACAACTCCTGTCCATCCGTTGTCTCGGGCCCACCGATCGGCGAACTCCAAGTGTTCAGTAGGGAACCACGCGGGCAGCAGCAGCGGAGGCGGCTCCGCGTGCGTAGGTAGCGCGTTGGCTAGTTCGTACAACCGAGCGGCAGTCAGCAATTCGCTCATCTCAGTGCCCCAGCAGATTCGGGCCGGAGTTGGCCGGGCCTGGCCGCCAAATTCCGCTGTTCTCGATCTGGGCGACGTCCCGGTGTGCATCCATCACGTGGTGCTCGGCGTCGGACACGTTGACGATACCACGCTGGACCCGGCGGACGTGCGGGGCGCGTGCTGCCACGTGGTCCGCCAGCACCGCCGACCATAGCGGTCCATGTCCGGGGTCGTTGTACTTCTGTACGTACCCGATCGGTACGCCCTGGTGTACCACCGTCCGCTGCTGACCGGGCACAGTCTCGTATGTTCGATATTCCAACGCACTGGCCTGCCGGACGGTGGTCGGGTTAGCGCCGGGAAATTGGTTGACCCCCTGAGCAGCGGCCGGGTCGGCGCCCGCCGAACCTTGATCTTGCGGCCAACCCTTGGACATGCGGTCACGGAACACCGAGTTGGTGTTCTGGCCTCCGGCCACATCCGCGCTGTTCACACCTCAAGTGTAGCAGCGGTGGTTCACCCGTCGTATCGGTCCTCATCGAACGTACCGAGGCCCGGAATGTATGGGCGCGGGCCATTCATGTGCCGATCCCGCTGGTGGCAGCGACACGGGCAATACCCGAGCATCGACTTCCGCTTCCAACGCCTGCCCGCACCCGGCACCGGGCTGTCGCCCGGCAGCTCGGTCAGGATGAATCCTTCCAGACACCTTGGCCATAGATTCGGGTGCTGGCCGTCGTTCGAGTGTGAGCAACGCTGCAGGTCATGCGGGTCACCGGGTCGCACGATGAACACACGGCTGCGGAAATAGCCCATCGCCTGCGAGTCCATGACCAGACCGCCCAACGACTTGCGCAAGAAATACTGGACGTACGACTCCAGTGCGTTCTGATCAGGCGCCAGCTGCATCTCCCACAGAAACGGATCGACCATCTCCCGGCACAGGTACCGCCGCCCGTCGATCGTCAGCCGCAGCTCAACGGTGGTATTGAGGTTGTCCGATCGATACCGAGGACGCCCACCCTCCGACGGGTAAAGAAGATCGTTCGGCATCGGCGGTCGAGGAGTGGTGTAGTCGGGATGGGGCAGCGCATCGATTACTGCGTCCATGTGGGCGGGCCCGCCGGATTCAGCCTGGCGAATGATTTCGCCCATCGCAGCATCGCGCTCCGACTCCGGAACCGACTCGAAATCCCGCATCCGCTGCCTCAACTGTTCCGGTGTTGGGATGTCATCCTCTGTGCTCACGACTTCACCGTTCCCGTAGTCGCGTCTCCCACGTTGTCCCCGGTGCCCGGTGGACACTCATGGTGCACAGCCGCCTGGATCATGTCGATCGCCAAGACGTACGACTGTCCCGGCATGTTGGGCACGAATACCTCCGGGCCATCGCACCGCAGGTGCCCGACCAGTACACCACCCCCTCCCTCGGCGCTCCGCAGGGTTACTAGGTGGGCGGCCGGTGCGGACTCAGGCTGCTCGGGCACGGTACTTTCCCTCCTGCGGGCACTTGTGGGCATTGATCATCGGAATCAGCTGAGTGACCAGCAACGTGTCAAACGCGTCTGCGTCACCGTCGAACACGAAGGTACTGCAAGGCAGGTGGCGTATCGCCAGCCACGGTTCCGGATCTGTGTCCGGGTTGGGGTCGACCATCGGTTCGATGCGGAACTGGCTGAAATCAGCGTTGAACACGGGGGTTGTCCTTCCTTGGCCTTCTTATGATCGACGGCCGACGTCATGACGGGCCCGCCGGATACTCAATCTCGGCCCAGTGAGTGACGTGGCAGTCATCGGTGCCCCACCACATCCGGAAGCAGTGACCGTCAAAGTAACCGAAACTGGCTCCGGGCTCACCCTGGTATCCGGCCTCCCAGACCCACACCAACTCATCGGCCTCGGGGGCGGTGTCGGCCTTGCGTTCGTGGTCGTACTCGCGCCAGTCGGTCATACCACAGTTCCCGTCGACACCGCGTCGTCAGTCAAGGGAGTCAGCAGGTCGAACTCGTCGCACCAGACCAGCGCCCGGATCATCACCCAACCGGGCGGGACCGCACCGTCGTCCTCCAGCACTTGCAGATATGGGCCGTCAGTGATCGGAACGTTCTTGCGTACGGTCAATGCAGCCAGGTACTGGCACAGCGCCCTGGCCACACCGTCTACGAACCTGCCTTCTTCGTCCAGTGGCGACAGACTGTCCTGGTAGTAGGCCACCGACCCGTCCGGGGCAGGACTGGTCATCGGATGTGACACCACCTCCCACTCTGCGTTGGGAGCGTATCGACGCAGCGGCATCATCACGATCACCCTACTCTTCCGGGTCAACGAAAGACGCATTGACCATCTTCTCGAACCTCATCTCAGCGGCCCGGCACATCCCCATCAGGGTAGGCACCGAAGAGTCAGTCGGAATGATCGTTGAAGTTAGAGACTTGCCGCCGTCCTCGTCGAATCCACGCCGATGGATCACCACCAGCACGTCCACCACCGGCATCTGGGCGTCGGCCCATCCCACCGCGTGCAGGTATCGGTCGACCGCATCGGTAAGCTCTTCATCTGCTATCAGTCCAGCCACCGCGCTATCCTACCGCACTATTTGGCCAGACGCCCGTTGAGCGTCCGGCCTGAATCTAACTTTGCTATTCCGCGTTCTCACTCAGCCAGCGGATCGTGTCCTCGACCTCTTGTGCCTTCCTGGACAGCAGATCCGACAGCTCGCGGTCCTGATCGGTCTGCATCGTGGTCGTCTGATCGATCACCAGCTTCGTTGGCGCTTCGATCGGTATCATCTTCTTGCGCCGATCGTGGACGGCGTGCACCCGGTCCTGCAGCTTGCAGAAGTTGTCTACGTCGCCTGCCTCGTACGCCTTCTGCATCAAGATGAGGTTCATCTGCGTAATGATGTCCAGCCGAGACAGTTCAATATCGCGGACCGTCTCCACCAACTCAGGCGGGATATCCTTCTTGACCGCCTTCTTGCAACGCAGCATCGCCGATCTGGCCGACGTGCCCTGGATCTCAGCGATCTGCCGGTACGTATGCCCCGACTGACGCAGCTCCAGAGCCTGCCGCTGGCGCTCTCGGTTCTCCGCCTTCTCCCGTTCGTACCGGGCAATCGCAGCCGGGGACTTGGGAACCCCTCCGCCTTCGGACGCCGCCACCTACACCACCCCCCGCCGTAGCCACGGCTTTGGGCTGTCGCCCGCAGTCGGGGGACCGAACTCCGGATCGGACGGGCGTCGATAGGGGTTTGACTCGACAATATGCAGCCAGTCAGCAGTCTGCTGGTTTATCGACCGGATCAGCTTGCCCTTCCAGTCCGGGCCGTACTTGTCGCGCAAGCGGGCGTGGCGTGCTCCGACATCGGCCGCTATCAGGGTACGAATCCGCAGATCGATCGCCACTCGTTGCTTGCGGGTGGCGTAACGCTCAGCCGCTGTTTTCTTCGCCATCAGCGTCCTCCTGTTCTGCCGCCAGTTGCAACTGGATCACTCGGCAATACTCACGGACCTGAGTTGAAACCCTATCCGGCGTGGTGCGCATCACGGCCGCGATTTCGTGGTAATTCAACCCACAGGCACGCAGACGGCTGGCCTCACGATGCTCAGGGGTGATCTTGACCACTGGACACCGCCTGAACGGCCATCAATCCTCCGTCGATTTTGATCTCGACGGTCAGTCGCCGAGCTCGGGCCGACGCCTCGATGCTGCGGACGAGGACGGCTGGGTCTCCCCAGAAATCTCGGCCCCGCACCAGCACCCACTTTCGACCGTTGAGCCACTCGGCGAACGGATACTGGGGCTTCGTACCCGGCTCCGGCGGTGAGGCGAATACTGCTGTCATGCCGCCAGTGTACATCAGACGCGGAGAGAGCGGGAGTCGAACCCGCAAGACCCGAAAGCCTACACCTTAGCAGGGTGCTGCCGTCGCCACATCGGCGGCCTCTCCGTGCGTGGCGGCCTGCCCCGGCTTCTCTCCACCGTACCCAACTGGGAGCGGCTTCACTGCGTGCTGTGAGGATACGGTTCACAGCCCTGCTCCACCTAGGCCGGGGTCGACCGCCACGCTGTCAAGAAGGTCGGCTGCTTTCGCTCACCGTCCCAGCCGCTGACGTTAATCGGCCGTAGAACCCACTAAACGACGCGGCAGCACTCAACTCCAGCTGGTTGCCGGTCTTGTCTCGTGCTTAGAAACACCCTAGCATACAGCTTCACCCCCGTGCTTTCGGCCACCGGGGGTGAAGTGTAACGTCGCGCCGACCCTTGATCGATCAGCTAAGGCCCATGATCGCAGGCGCCGACGTCTCACAGCCCCCGGGTCCGTCGACCCGACCCCTGCAACACGTGCGGCGCCTGTCTGGAACCCGCCAACACGGGCTGGCCCGCCGCCTGCTAGTCCAGGTTCGTCGGCTGTGCTTTCCGAGATTCTACCACACCGGCGCGGGCACGCTCGTTGACCTCGCGCTGAACCTGCAGCATCTGGTCCTTCTCAGCCTCGATGCGGGCCAGGTCGATGCCGAGGTGTCCGGCCAGCAGGCTCTCGATGTTGACCGGGAACGGCTCCAGCCTGCCCTCGCCGTCGTCCCGGCACAGCGTGACACCGCGCTCGTCGATCAGCCACTCCAAGAACTCGCCGATCGCGTGGGCGGCGGATTGAACCGCGTGCATCCTGTCGTGCTCGGGGTAGTCGCTCATGCGGGCAGGCTAGCACAGGACTTGCTCAGCGGACAAAGCGCCTGCGGTACTCATCCAGTGGTAGCAGGTGAACGGCCAGGCAGGCTAGGCCGAACAACATCAGCGTAGCGGGCTGGAACCATGTGGACGAGACGTGCGTGGCCGTACCGGACAAGATCGCGGCGATCGTGAACAGGACCACCGCTGCGATGCCGAACATGACTTTCTCCTTACGGGTTGGTCAAACTATCGAGGCTGTAGCCCTGGTCGGAGGTGAAACCCGTGGCTGGCTGGCCGTCCCAGCGCACAGTGGGCATGCGCTCACCCGAATGCCCGTGAACATGCTCGCCGGTCACGGTGCCGGACTCCCCTGACTTCGCGTGCCGAACACGAGTCCCGGCAGGGGGTGGTGTATCGCGCGAGTCATCACCCGGCTTGACGTTCGGCTGCCCGCTGTAGCGCGGACCCGGATTTATGCCGCCCAGGTACGAATCGTAGGCGAGGCTGTCGGCGGTGTCCATGTGACCAGGCTACGCCCGGCTGCGCGGTTGCACAATCGGGACACAACAGGGCCCGTGTGCGCTGCTTAGCTGGCACACGGGCCCTGTTGTGAACGGTGAGACCGCCGTACGATCTCCGAACCGCACTGCCCCAGTCAGAGCAGGATGTCCCAAGTTCCAGGGTCGCGCGCACCCGTGTTTTCTTGGACGCAGAGCCTGGTTGACACAGCAGTCACGTCGTCGAGATCGTAGCGGGTGTCCGATTCGCACGGCGCCTTCGGCTTATGAGGCCGACGTGGTACTACTCCACCACACCCGCAGCGTCTATTTAATTGACTACCGCCCCCGCGACCTGACTGGCACAGCAGCAGCGGCAGATACCACTCTAGCACGCAGGCGTTTTGCGTCGCCAGGTCCCGAGCATGATAAAACCCATACTTGACAGTCGGACACAGGGGCTGCTAAGCTGGCATTTGTCAGTTAGTCAAGTAGAAGGAGATCTCAAGATGGCGAACGAGCTGAAGCTGACGGCCGAGACGGACGGTATCCTGTGGTCGGTGCGTGTGAACGGGGAGGTGTTCCTGGTCGTGCGGAACCGCCTGATCGACTGGTCCGGATTCGACGTCCACGCCGTCTCGGACGGCGGGATCGAGTACCTGGGCGACGCTCCCACCCACAACGAGGCGCTGACGCTGATCCGGGCCGAGATCGGCGACTGACGGACGGTCGTCGGCTACACCACCCCCGCCCGCACACGGCCGTGCGGGCGGGCTGACAATTGAAAGGACAGACATGCGTGTCGTGGATATGCGCAGACCACCGCCGACCAAGCGCCGGTGGTTCGGGCTGCTGCCGCCGAAGAACACCCGGCCGTTCGTGCTGTCGTACGAGGCTGTGAACCAGGACGGCGAGCGAGTCAGGTACCTGCGCAATCTGTCGTGGCAGGGCATCGAGATGCTGGGCGTCAAACTGGCGCAATTCTCGCCGCGCGACCAACGGGTGGGAAGCGTGAAGGTCACCCGGCCGGACCTGGCTCAGGCAGGAGACCCGCCTTCGGGTCCGGATGTCACCCATTGGTTCGAGTGCTTCACCCAACCGGTGGTGCAGGCGTCTCCGATCCAGCTCCGGGCCAACCTGCGGATGCTAACCTACGAGCCGGGAAACCTGCGGCCTGACACTCGAACGGCGACACAGGTCTATCTAGACGGAGGAGGCGACCCGTCGAACGGGCGGACCATGGCCATATTGGCTGAGGCCGACCGCTCTCGTTCAGACGCAGTCATCGACCCGTGGCGCTGGTACCACGAACGGGGCCGATGAGATGGCCAGCTGGCTGGACACCCACGCCCAACTGATGTCCGGCGCCGCTGCTGCCCGCGAAGCGTGGTCCATCCCCAGCCACCATCTGTATGACTGCTGGGTGGGAACATACGAGAACGGGCCGGGGGTGGTGTACCTGTTCTACCAGTTCACCTGCTTGCGCCCGTACGAGCCGACCGAGCAGGACCGAGAAGCTACAGACTGGACGGCGTTCTGATGGTCGAGATCAGCTTGAAGGTGTTCCCCGACTCCTGTCCGATTCAGATCGAGGGGACCATCAACGGGGTCGGGGTGTACTACCGGGCCCGGTCCGGCCGCTGGGAGCTGTACAGCGGCGGGGTGCAGTACAACGAGAAGGGCCAGCCGACCGCGCTGGGTACCGCCTACGTGGACGGCGGCCCCTGCGTGGACGAGGACGAAGACAACGTCTCGATCGCGCTGGACCGGATCTTCGAGAACTGGCCCGCCTGGGGCCTGGAGGAGGGGTACTGATGAGACGGTTTCTCAAGCCGTTGAGGCGCGCGTGGTGGGCCTCCATCGCCGAATCATTCCGCATCGGCGCCGAGCAGACCAAGCGATGAGGCGCCGGAACCGTTACGCGCTGATCCGGAGGACCGAGACTGACGGCTGACAACCAGACCTACCGCAAGAGCTGCAGCTGCGGATTCGTCACCAACGAATATGGCAACGAGGAGGCCGCCAGGGCCGCGCTGGACATTCACAAACAGTCCTGCTCCAAGAGCAAGAAGTAGCCGACTCGGATGTCCCGCTGTCGATATTGACAGCGGGACAATTCTATGGTTGAATTGATCTTAGAGGGAGCGACCAGCCCCCGACACTGAAGGAGAGACCGAGATGAGCAACCTCCAGCAGATCGCGACCGAACTGGGCCTGTCGGGCATGGCGCTGACGATGGCCCGCTGCACGGTGGTGTCGGCCCAGCAGTGGAGTCAGGGCGACCTGGGCGCCGGGGCAGTCGAGCTGTGGGCGGGAGAGCTGGAGCAGCGGCGCCGGGGCGCGATCGAGGGAGCCAGCGACATGGTCCGCGAATCCGCTGCCGAGATCCTGGCCGCCTGCCGCAAGGGCAAGGACTACCCGCGCACCCTGACCGCCGAGAAGCTGGCCCAGGCGCTGCTGTCGGTGACCGAGTGACGCTCCTACAAGCGAAGTTGGCGGCGGTCTTCGCCCAGGCCGCCGCTTCGGCATGGTACAGAGTCGACGACATCTTCGAAACTCTGATGTGGACCTCTCCCGAGGAGGTCACCCCAGCCGACGCATTTGGGCGCCTATGGTCTGAGCCCACCTACCGGCGCCTGGTGTTCGTGTCAGTGGCCAAGAACAACCGCGCCTGGTCAGTGATGGTTCGGCGTTCGACCTACCCGTGGTCACCGACCAGCCAGCGCCAGGTATCGCTGACTCACGCCATCAACATTCTGAACAACCCGGAGTCGCTGTGGACCTGAATCGAGAAGCCAAACAGTCGATCGACTTCAATCTGTTCGAGGTGATGAACGACAAAGCGCCGGGCAACGTCCCGCCGGAAGAGATAGCCCGAGAGGTGCGGCGGATCGTCCTGTGCCAGCAGCAGCGGGCTCGCCAGTCATACGGTGCCAAGACTGAGATGCTACACCACCCCCTGCCGTCAGTCGTGTCCACACGTCGGATGCTGGATCTGGTCGACGCGTACTTCCACGTCGGACGCGGGGTACTATGGCGGTTCAACCTGGAACCGCTGGCCACTACCGTCCGATCGCAGACCCGAAACTCGGCCCGGTGGTTGGGAGCGGTCGCGGTCTGGCGCCAGATGACTGAAGAGAACCAGGACTACGTCCGGCGCTCGGTGTCCGACGTGCAGCTGGCCCTGAACTGGGAGCGACACCGGGTCGCCTATTCGGTCGACCCTGGCTTGCATCAGGCGTTGCGCGACACCGACCCGGGTGGCACACTCATCCCGCCGCAGGTTCTGCGCCAGCTGCCCCACGATGACCCGATATTCCTGCTGCCGCACGGCGTCCCAGTCGTCGTGGGGAATGGGGAACCGGGGGTGATGCGAGCGTTCTTCCTGCGTGGTCTGGGGACCGGGCAATTCTCAATTTCGACCGCCGACGAACGCGCAACCCACTACCAACTGTGCGCGTTGACCTCACTGGGCCCTCCAGACGCGGCACCGCACGACTGGGACCTGTCGGGAGTGTCGGTCCCGCTGGACCAGCCGTTCACAGTCGACTCGGTGGCTCATCTCAGCGCGTCCCGGTGGGACTCCAGAGGCAGCGATCGCGGAAGCCTGGACCAGATCCAGGCGTGGACGCGCACCATCTTGGAGGTCTGTCTGCCGGTGGTGATGTACTGCTGCTCGGTGAACGCCGACACGCAACTGGACACCGGCCGCACAATCACGGTACGGCCCCGCAAGAACGGCAAGCGGCAGGCCGAGAAGGATGTCGCGCCGACTCGGACGTATAACCTGGGATATCGGGTCGGCCCGATCCTCACGAAGGCCGCCGAGAGGCGCACGGAGATTGTTCATGCCGGGTCACTCGATGTCGGCACCGCCAAGCGTCGCCGTCCTCACATCCGGCGGGCGCACTGGCACACCTACTGGTACGGTCCGCGCGACGGGGTTCGTACTCCCAAGCTGAAATGGGTGGAGATGCGAATCGTCAACGAAGACCTGGCCAAGTCGGAGATCACGGTGATCCCGGTGCGATGACCCGGACGGGACCCGGACTGCTTGTCTCCCTGTCAGCAATATTGACAGGGAGACAATCCTATGATTGAATGGCTTTAAAGGGGTCGATCGACCTCGCCGACCGAAAGAGGCACCGAGATGAGCGGGTACCACATTTCCGACAGCCCGTCTGTGGGCGACGTCGTAGTGGACGGACTGGTGATTCCGGGCACCCTGGTGCAGCGCCTGGACGACGCCCGGTATCGGGTCGTCCGGGTCGACTACAACACCGGCCGGGGCACGGTCCGGCACGTCCACACCAACAAGGCGCTGCAGATCGTCCGGGGGCGATTTCACTGGTGCCTGGCGGACGGCACTCGTCGACCGATCCGGTTCGTGGCCTGCGTCGAGGTCACCGAACAGGACGGATCTACCACTCTGGGAATTCCGCACTCGAACGTCGCCCGCCTGGGTGACGTCGCACAGCCGGTCAACCCAACCGACCAAGACGGCTATGTGTGGGAAGTCAGTGAGGTGGCCGACTCGGGGTCGTGGATACTGGTGCGGCGCACCGACGATCGATCGTACTGCCAGGCGATCATGCGGGACGCAGCGGCGTGTTGGCGCACTCCGAATGGCGTCCGGACGTGGTTCGTGACACCGCTGGAGCGTCAGCCGCTGAACGCCCAAGGTCGGGTCACCTGCGACGACGTCAAGCACAAGAGCAAGATCACCTCGCTCATCCTGCGCGAGGACGGGTCGATGCGAGGTACCATGTTCTACAACCCGCAGACAGACATGTGGAATTCGGCCTACCCCGAGGATGGCGAATACGAAACCCGGCTGGAGCTGGCCGAGGCGATGCTGTCCGTCAACGGCCGACAGCTGCGGGCCGAGACCCGGGCCCGTCGCGCCACGCAGCCCGTCGGCTGACATCCCCCACCCCGTCAGCAAAGAGCTGGCGGGGCTGACTATTGAAAGGAATCAAGATGAGTGCACGATCCGCGCAGGTCAACCCGCTCGCTCCGGACGAGCGGGACCCGGAACTGGTGGCGATCCCCCGCCACCAACTGCGCAAGATGCAGGCCGCCGTGGCCTATCTGCTGAACATCGAGGAATCCTGCGACGCGTCCGAGGAAGGGGAAGAGCCGGAGACGCTGATAGCGCTCCGGGGCCTGTCGGCCGACCTGACGGACCTGCTGGCGGTCGAGACCTCCTCAGTCGCGGTGTCCACCCTGCAGCCGACACCCGCAGCCGGTACGGTCACCGTCAACCCGACGCTGGGCGCGCTGGTCCGAGGCCGAGACAACCTGCTGCGCGAGATCTGGTCAGTCATTGAATTCGGCAACGACGTCAACCAAATTGTTGCCCGATCGCTGTCCGGGAGCCTGCGGACGATCTGGTGGGACGCTCCTAGCCACTGCTGGTGGCTGGACGGAGACAACAGCCACGCCCCGGTTCCGGTCGTGTTCACCAAGCATCCCGACTGGTCCTGACCCCCTTACACCACCGCCCCCCGTTCAGCCGTTGAACGGGGGGCGGTGGTGTGCTGGGTTACGCCCAGCTGGTGTCGAAGATGATCGACATCAGGAAACGGAAACTCAACTCATCACTCGCCCTCCTCTACTTTCTCCAGGACCATCCGGTACCGGCCGCCCTCGACGATATCGGCGGCAGCCGGACCGTTCATCAGCAGCTCGATACTACCGGCGGGGGTGTATCTGGCCCACTCGACGTTGTCCTGCCCGGTAGTGCAGGCGTCGAGCCTGACCTGCACCGACTGCTGGTCGACGACCTGCTTCCGGGTGCAACCGAAGCGTCCTTCGACCGCCATAGCAGTACCTCCCTACTTGGCGTGCGCGCCGGGCACGGTCGACCCAGGCGCGCAGTTCGGATCGTTGGCGAGAACGAATATCGACGCGTACGTCTTGTCGCCATGGTAGGCGGCGTAGACACCATCCGCACCAACACACTTCCAGCCGATGTTGCTGAATCCGTCCGCCCCCTGGATGACGTTCATCGGGGCTCCGTTGTCCTGGCCGGACCGAGGCGCGTCTGCGAACGGTTCGGTGAACTTGTCGTGGGGGCAGCCCGTGCACAGCAGGACGACGGCCAGCATGACACCGCCGACCGCCATCCGTTTTCTGGTGTTGATCATGAGACCACTAGACCACGGGGTTTGCCAAATGGTCAACCTCGTCCGGGTAGAACACTTGCGACCCTGACGCCCCGCACCGGTGCATGCACGACCACACCCGGCCGGGCCCGCACATCTCGTCCCCGTGCCACCGATCTTCGCACCCGTTGTGCGTACACCGGTCGACCGGTTCGTCGATCGCCGGGTCGTATACCGGAAGCTGGCTGGGGTGCGGGCCCTCGAAGCCAGGCGTGTACGACATCAGGACGCGGTGAGGGTGACCGCTGCCGGGGTGTTGTCGACGAACTCGGCGGTGTCGGAAGCGGTGATCGGGCCGTCAGCCCCTTCGACCGACACGGTGACCGTTACGATCTCGATGTTGGAGTCGGTGACTGTGCCGACCTGCGGGGTGGCCGGGTCGACCACGACCGGGGTCGAGACGTCATTGGTGAAGGTGACGATCGCGTCCGGCAGCTCCACGCCCTCGGCGTTGGTCACCCGGGCGGTGAAGGTGGCGGTAGAGCCGATCGGCTTCTTGACGGGCATATCGGTGTGCTCCTAGCTGGCTTTGAGAGTGATGTGCGCGGGAACGGTTGCCGGGTCCGGCAGACGCCGGAGTATCTCCCGCAGCTGACGCTCCATCTTATCAAGACGATGCTCCAGGCGCAGGCAGCAGCAGCCATTCGCATGGCACGGGTGGCCGTCGCCCAATCTGAACTCGACGTCCACCTTGAACCGGGTGGTGACCTCGACCGGTATCTTCGCCGTCTCGGCCATCAGACCCGCTCCAGCCAGTGCCAGGTGCCCGGCGGATGCCGCTGGACCAGACTGCCCTCGGCCACGTCCTCGGCGTGCTCGATACCGCCCTTCAGGAACAGCCCGTCCGGGTTCATCACGCATAGACCCACCGTGCCGTCCGCGTCCGGATGCTCGGTGACTTCGGTGACGATCGCCGCCCGGCACTGCGAGGTGTACGCCTGAGATCCGTCCGGCCGAATCGGTGTGCCGTAGCTGACATAGTGAACAATACAGCCGACCGAGGGCGGTTGCCGCCAGCTTTCGCTGCTCAAAGTACTTCCCATCGACAGGACGGTGCGCTGTGCAGCAGCGCACCGTCAGAACTTGATCAGGCTGGTGTTGGCATACCCCTGGCCGAAGCCGTCACCATCTCCGGTCCAGTTGACGATACCGTGGGTGACGTCCTTCACGAACGGATCGGCGTGCAGGTCCACCACCTCGCCCACAGCTCCGCTGAGGGCGTGGCGCACCTTGTCGCCGACCGCCAGCCGCTGGGTCTCGCCCGTGCCGGACAGGTCGCGCGGCAGCGCATCCGTAGAGCTGCGAGGCACGTCGGGCTGGCCCGACGTGTAGGCGGGGTTGCTCATGCCGCACCCGTGTTCCGGTTTAGAGGTCGGTTGGACGTCGCGTCCTGGTTGTACTGGTACAGATCCTCCGGCGTCGAGCCGACCACCCGCAGCGCGTTGGCCGACACCCCCTGCGCCCAGCTGTGCTCCTCACCATCCCACTTGACCTCGGGAACCGCCCGGCCGTAGCCGTGCGAGCGGTGGCCCTCCACGGTTCCGGTTTGGCCGGAGACCCGGTGCTGGACCCGAGATCCCACCGCAGGCGTCGGATCCGTCCGGTGGCTGTCGGAAGCCGTCTCCGGGTTATTGCGGCGCACCTCCAGGGTGGCTTCCGGCTCCCGGGGTGCGGGACGACCAGGCGGGGTGTAATTCGGCCCGGTCTTCAGACCGGAATCCGCCGGTGTCTGGTACAGCTTGGCGGCTGTCGGCCGCGTACCGCCTTCGCTCATGGGTCCAGCGTACCGCTGGGACCCCGGGCACCGCCAGCGTGGATCTGCGAAGCAGCCCAGACACACCACCGCCCCCGCCGGAGTCGGCGAGGGCGGCCTGGTGCTCGCGGTCAGCGACCCTCAGGCCGCCGCCTCCACCAGCTTGTACTTGCCTTCGGGGGCCACCTTCTGCTCGCCGTTGGCGCTGGTGAAGTGGGCGGCGTTGGTCCTGGTGTCGATCTGGGCCTCGTAGGTCCAGCGCCCGAGCTTGATCTTCACCTTGGGCAGGGCATTGATCTTCATCTTCTCGGACGCCTGCTCGGCCTGGCTGCGGGGCGCCTTGGGCGCCTGCTTCGCAGCCGCCTTGGCCTTCTTGGACCGGTTGTCCGACTTCAGCGCGGCAGCACCCTCGGGGGTGACCTTGCCCGCCTTCAGGTCGGCCCGCGCCTTCTCCACAGCGGCCTTCTTGGCGGCTCGCGCCTGGACCTTGTCCTGCGCCCGCCGGATTCCGGCCAGGACCTGGTGCTCGAATCCGTACTTCTTGGCGACGTTCTCGGCCGAGGAGTTCACGGCCATGCCGTCCTCGTCGCGACGCACCTCACGGCCAGCGGCCCCGGCCCGGATCAGCAGGCTCTTGAGCTTGGCGTCGTGGCCCGGCGCGAAGATGCGCTCGGTGGTCTGGGTGCAGCCGGTACCCTCGTACTCCACATACTCGCCCGGGTCGGCGTCCTCGGGCACTTCGCCCTTCCAGATCTCGATCTCGTAGGCCTGGCACGCGCAGGGAGTCGGGATCTCGGCGACGGTCTTGGCGTTCATCTCTGGGCTCCTCTTGGAATTCTATCGGTGGATTGTCCCTCTGGAAACCATTAAACCAGACGGTTGTCTAACTGTCAAGCTTTGACCGACCAGACTCCACCGTCGCAACGCCAACAAACCGACACCACCCCCGCCGACGTGCACAGGACTCGCTTGTGAACCTTGTTCTTGGAGGTTGAGCAACCCCGGCACTGGGGGCCTTTTTGGGCCTGCTCGATCCGGTCCCACATCGGTGCGGGCAGCTGAGAACTCGGGTCGTGGACCGACCCGCCATCGGGTGCGCGCATGGTACCTATCCTCTCACACAGAGCGGGCCGGGTTCAACACCCGGCCCGCTCAAAGGTCGAATCAGCCAGTCAGCTGCCAGTCGACCCGAATCCGTTGGTCCCGCGCGCCTTCGCGCGCACCTGTCCCCATTCCGGGTCGTATCCGATCACCGGAGCGGGCAGCAGGATCAGCTGGGCCAGTCGGTCGCCCGCCTCCACCTCGACCGTCTTGTCGGTCATGTTCTGCACGCCCGCGAACAGCTCCCCGGTCCACCCCGCGTCGATCACCCCGGGGTTGACCAGCAGCCCCCGGTTGCGCAGGGTCGACGATCTCCCCGTGATCATGCCCCACAGCCCATCGGGCACGTCGATCTTGACACCGCTGGGGACGTCGACGAACTGGAACGGCAGGATCTTGACGTCAACTGAGACGTACAGGTCCAGTCCGGCGTCATCCGCGTACCCCCGAGTCGGCAGCAGGTGCACCGGACCGGCGGCGGTGACCACCATGTCGGCTCCCACCGGCTCGAACACCAGCGGCTTGGGCTTGGTCGCCTCGCGAATGGCTTCTCCCATCCTGCGAAGCGTCTCCGTGAGGCTCTGCAGGCTGCCCTTGTCGTCGCTCAAAGCAGTTCACTCTCTTCCATGTTGAGATATCGGGCGCGCTCACGTGCTGACACCTGGTTGACCAGCGTCCAGTACCGGTTGAGCTTGTCAGGCTCCCGATCCGCAGAGCAGATCAGGAACTGAATCGCCGCCGCAATCAGGATGCCGGGCTCGGTGCCCACGCTGCGGCGGTGTCGCATCGCCGCCGCGATCAGATCCCGGCCGAGTCGCCCTTTGCTGGCGACGTCTATCCAGTTCAGCGCCGCAGACAGCTGTTCTGCGGCTGTCTGCGGTATCCGCAGGTGTCTTGCCTCGGGTGCGGGGCTACGCCCCGACGCCCGCTGCTTTTTCTTACCGTTTGCCCGGGTGGCCGGGCCAACAGACTCGGTCACCAACTGCCGTGCTGGCGGATGTACTGGGCCATCAGAGCGTAAACCGCCAGGTCGACCCAGGTGTCGTTGCTCGGCAGGCGACCACACAGGATGGCGTCCTCGACCCGGTCTGCCTTCTCAGTGATGTACTGGGCCACGCCCAGCTCCAACGCCTGTCCGTGCTCGACCTGTCGGCCACCCGCCGCCGCGAACCGGTGTCCCTTCTTGGCCAGCGAGTTGGACCCGTAGACCTGGGCCTTCTCCATCGCCGCCGGAATGTGGTCGGCCATCCAGCGGGAGACCCACTCGTCGAACTTGGGGGCGGCGTCTGCCCCCGGACTCCTCGTGCTGTGGGTGCTAGTGCGGGGGCCGAGCTGGGCCAGCGACTCCGCCAGGCTGTTCTCACCCACCGCCCCGAACACCTGCGTCAGGGACCCGGCCGCCACGTCCGCCAGCTCCGCCTCATTCTGTGCGCGAACCACGTCCCGCTCTTGCGGGCTCATCGGCTGTGCCATCAGTCGTACATCCTCTCGTTGACTATCGCGGTGTCGGGACCGGTACCGACGTACCCCAGGTGCTGCACTCCGATCCCCAAGTCGGCCAGGTACTTGGAACCCGTGTCGAACGTCAGTTCGCCGTCCGTGCCGTCCTGCACCGAGGTCCAATTGCGCAAGTTCTGATTGACGGTCCAATTGCGCAAGTTCTGATTGGCCCCAGCCAGCTTCGGCTCCACGCTGTCCATCATGGTCAAGGCCACCCACACCACCCCCTGCCGGGGTCCACCGTTGGCCTGCCACGCTTCCCGCGCCAGCTCCGGGTCCCACTGCCCGACCCGGCGCACCTTCTGAGTCACGGTGGTATGCTCGACCGGAAGACCGAGCGCGTCCCAGGTAGTCTCACCCTTCAGTCTTCCCGAAGGACCTGCGACCCGGATCGGGTAGGGCCGGTAGCACACGACCACCTTCAGATCGACACTCCATCCGGCGGCGTCCGTCTGCCAGGGGCTGACTCCCGCCTGCGCCAGGAAGTCCACCGCCCGGCAGTTTCCCGAGGTTACGTGCGGATAGTTCGAGGTGTGCAGTCCCAGCCCATACCCCTGGGTACCCTCGATGACTACTGCATGATCGTCTACCCGCAGTACGCGCCGCAGCATTTCCGCCGTGTCTGTGACCTGCAGGTTATGCAGCATCCGGGCGTCTGAGACCAGCATATCGGAAGGAAATTCTCCCGCAGCCGACCAGTCGCCCCAGATCTCAGCGGTACGCCAGATGCGGTCAACCCGTGCGGCCCCGATACCCTTGGCTGTCGATCCGATCCGATCGGACAAACGGCGGGCCTTCTCGATCATCCGATGCGTAGGCGTCAGAACTGTCGCCGACCTGTCTACGAACAGCCGCTGGGCGGCCTCGTATCCGGCCGCCTCCAGCTCTCGGATCTCGGCCGCCAGCACCTCCGGATCGATCTCCGACCCGGCAGCGATCACCAAGGCGGACTTTGGGTCGGTTACCGCCCCCACCGGCACCTGCCGCAGCCGCCAGGGGTGGGCCCAAGTCCCTGCCGGACCTGCGGCCCGATGGGACAAGTCACACCCTTTCGGGCATCGGCCCAGCACCGTGTGTCCCGCGTTCGGCCCGCCGACCCGCACGTTGGTAACTGCACGCCCGGCCTCGTGCATGTCGGCGCAGATGCGCCCGGTCACCGCCCCCTTGCCCTCGGAGCCGAACTGCCCACCGACCACAACAAACAGCTTGCTGGCCACCGCTACTCCCTTACCCACTCGGTGAACTCTTCCAGGACGTCCTGACGCATGGCGGGCAACGCACCCGCCACCTTACGGACCACGCAGTCGGCCGCGACCCCGTACAGGCTGACGCGAACCGTTCTAGATCCGTCTTCGACAGCCAGCACCAGGTCCACAGACCGGTTGCGCGTGTCCACCAGCACACCGCCCCCGGCCAGTGGTATCTCGATGTACTTCATGACTGCCGCCTGTGTGCTGATGGGTGCCCGGACGATTGATCATCAGTCTAGTGGGGGACTTGCCAGCTGGTCAAGTCCGCAACGACTGGCGCCAAGCCTCGCGGTCGGCCGAGGTCGCCCACGAGGTCGAGATACGGAAATACCCGTGCCGCTCGGCCATCTTGGCGTCCGATCCTTGCCCGTAGCTGGCCCATCGGCGCTGCGGCCAGCTACGAAACGGCTCGGTCCCGGGGTTGTTGGTCAAGCTCCACGCCTGGCGGGGAGTCTGCATCATCACCGGCGTGCCGGTAACGCGGCACATCCACCGGATCACACCGATCATCTGGGAAGTGCCCATCTCGCTACCTGTCTGCTGCGGGGCCAGGTCCCCGCGCAACTCAAACCGCTCCAGCACGACCCCATGGGGCCGTACCGGGCTGTCCGGATCGTACCCGAGGTGCTCCCACAGCTTGTCAACACATTCCATCGGCGTGGACCGCAGAGCCTGCAGACACCTGCCCCGCTCGAAGATCGCCACGCCACATTTGGACTCACCTAACCAGGGTCGATGGCCCAGAACAAACCCGAGCCCCAGTCAACGACCATGAGGGCACCCTCCTTTCCGGGCTTTCGCCATGTTGCAGTTTGCACACAACAACTGGAATCCAGAGGGCCAGCAGTTTTTCCTCAACCACCCGTACAACGCTTTTCCCGACCAGGATTTAGGACTGTTCGGTCTTTGTTTCCTGCGGTGTTCGGCCCCATCATCGTTCACGTGGTCTATAACCAAGAACGCTTCTTCACTCTCGCCACAACACGTGCATTGTCCGCCGTAAGCTTCTACCGTCTGCAGCCACAGGTTCTTCCTGGATTTAGTCTTGGCCGAGTTAAGAGCTTTTCGTTTTTCTTCGGTACTAGTTCGGTGTCGATGTTCGCACTTGAAGCACCTTCTTCTCCGAACTTCCCCATTTTTACCGTCGTACAGCTTTCTAAACTCAGTGTCCGGTTTTGTCTCGTGGCAATCCCAACACTCTCTAGTTGGCACGACACCTAGGGTATCACACAACTACTAAGTTACTGTCACCGAGACAGTACACCACCCCCGCCCGGGTGGTGTACAGTCGGGTTGAAGATTGAAACCTGACGAATCAGGCCGACGCGAACACCGCCAGCCAGTAGTACGGCCAGACCGCCGAGGCCAGGATCGACCACGTCAGCTCGATCACCGCCGGTTCGCATTCCACGACCGGATCATGATGATCTCGCCAGATCGTCGACGTCAGATAGGCCAGGGTGACGACCGCCACCACTGCATACCCGAATATTGACCAGCCCATCTCATCCCTCCGTGATCCACTTCGCCAGCTCGTGTTGCAGCACCTCGACCCGGTCCGGTACGGCGTCTACGATACTGGCCGCCAGGCCGCACCCGGTTCGGATCGAACACACCAGCTCGACCTGATGTTCGTCGTCCGCCCCGATCAGCACGTGCAGGACCCCGTCCGGGTCCACTCCGACCTGGGTGTCAGTCAGATCTTCGATCTGCACCAGAGTCTTGCTGTTCTTGCTCACGTCGCCTCATCTCCCGATCACAAGTCGTTCCTGGTCTGAATATTCCATAGGCTGTGATCGACGTCCAAGGCGTTGGTCATCCGGCACGCCTGTACGCTGTACACGTGCCCCAGGGTTCCCAGGATGAACCACCCGTCGTGGCTGTCCCGAGTTTCCATCAGCAAGGCCATCACCCCGTCGACCAGGTATTCGACCTGATCGGGATCGCCCATTACGTCAGCGTCTCGCAGACCCCGCCGGATGGCGTCCCGCATCTCCTCGCGTGCGTCACTCATCGTCGTCCTCCCCTTCCGGGTTGGACAGGACCAACACCGTCCACCCCCGGTACCCTTCGTTCTCGCCGACTTGGTCGCATTCGACCACCCGGTGCACCTCTTCCTGAACGATCAGCCAACCACCGTCCGGCTCGGCCGGGTCGGCCGTGAACATCGCGGCCACCACTGTCTCGGCAATCAATCCGTGCTCGTGCGGCTCATACCCGAACTCCAGCGCACTGTCGATAGCCTTGACCACCAGCTGGGCCAGGGACTTGCGGGCGTCGTTCACGCGGTCAGCTCCTTCGGTCTGTCGATCGCCGTCGATTCGCCAAGCTGGGCGCGGACCTGGTCGGCCAGGGCGGGCAGCACCGGCTCCTTCTCGTCCCAACGCTCCGGGACGATGTCGAAGTACATCTTGCGGCCACGGATGCCGTAGTCGCGCTCGTAGACCTCCTTGCCAATGGCGGCAACCCGCGTCGCCATCGCCACACCGCGCTCGTTGTCCTCCACCTCAACCACGATGCTGTCATGGATGGCCAGCACCTGGACGCCGGGTACCTGCCGCTCGACCTCGATCATCCAGGTCTTGCCAGTCTGGGCCAGACCGCCCTGAATCACCGCGTTGAACGCCTTGTGGCTGAACTCGTCCGGACCGAACCAGCGGCGCCGACCGTCGATCAGGGTCACGTACCCCGGCCCGCCGAGCGTGCGGTCGGCCTTGCGCTGGATCCGGCGCGCGACACGAGGGAACTCCGGGAACGTCCTTTCGAACGCCTCCTTGGCCGCCCGGGTCTCATTCTCCGAATAGTCGATGCCGGTGTACTCCAGGATCTGGGCCCGCAGCGTCCGCACCCCGGCCCCGTACAGCGTGCCGAACACGATCCGCTTGGCCACGCCGCGCAGGTCCTTGTAGTCCGGATGGTCCTCGGTGATACCGAAGATCCGCTTGGCGTTGGCGCCGTGCAGGTCCTCGCCCGAGTCGATCACGTCCCACATCGCCTGGCAGTTGACCACCACTGTGGCGATCCGGACCTCGCCCTGTGGCAGGTCCATCTCGTACAGGGCGTGACCTTCTTTGGCTCCGATCAGGCTGCGAACCGGAATGTGCCGGACGGGAGTGGGAAGCTGGCTGTTGTGGGGGATGGCCTGCAACTGTACCCGGCCGACCGCCAGGCGTCCGGAGATCGTGCCGCCATTTCGAGCACCGGCGCGCTCCTCCGCCATCACACACTGCTTGAAGCTGGTCCGCAGGCGTCCGTCCGGACCGGTGCGCTCGGCCCATCCTCGATACCACTTGCCGAGCGCAGACTTGCAGTGCGACCACTCATCATACTCGGCCGCCCATGGCTTGCCGCTCTGGACCAACAGCCGCATCTGGGCTTCGTCCACGCTGGCTACACCGGTCTGATCGGTCAGCTTCAGCGGAACCAGACCCAGTCCACCTTCGGCCTCCGGCGCGAAATAGAACTTCCGGATCTCGTCCAGCTTGGTCGGGTCGTACGGCAGCTGTGCATGCACCCGCTCCATCTCCGCCGTCAGCAACTGCGCGCCCCGGCGCGACGTCTGGACGTCATACGCCACCCCCCGCCGCTCCATCTTGAGCAGAACCCGGCTGAGTTCGAACTCTTTGTCGATCTGCTCGTCGTGCTTCGGCGGATGATCGCCCTCGGCGATCCGGCGCTGCTGGTTCTCCGCCAGCAACAAAGTCAGCTCCGGGTCGGTGGCGGCGTACGGCCCCATGATCGACCAGGGGGTGAGGTCGTAACGCTTGGTCAGGCCGGTGCCCTGCTTGGACATCGCCGCCAACAGTGCTTTCTGGTCGGCGTCGGCGTCCACTCCGAACAGTCGCTTGGCAGACTTCTTCAGCGCCACCGGGTGGTCCGGGTCGAAGAAAGCCTGAACCAGCATCGTGTCCCAGATCCCGCGTATCGGACGCTCGATCAGTCCTCCGTTCTCATCGGGGACCAGGTCCAGGTTGCAGCCGAACAGCGGACCCATGTCGCGGTTCGGATCGGACATCAGCACGTCGATGGTGGTCGCTTCCTGCGGGGTGAATTCGGCCCGCAGCGCCGGGTTGTTCTTCCACTCGTACCGGATGCGCCAGTCGCGCGGTCCGGCCAACGTCACCCACTCGTCGAACTTGCGGTGGTGCATCACCAGCTGGTCGCGCGCCCGCAGCCAGCGCAACAGACGCAGCCACGAATCCAGCCCGGTCGCCTCGTACGACTGCTCGACCGTCCACGGAATCGCCAGCCGGGTCTTGAGCACCTTGCCCGATTTGCCTATCTGGTCCCGCCAGCCGTTGTTGTATCCAGCCTTCGCCAGATTCGCCAGCAGCTTATCGACATCCAGCGGCTCTACGCCACCCCCCTCCCGGGGGCGCCGCACTCGCCCGTCCTTGCTGGGGTGGGGTCCCTGGTCGAATCCCCAGGCGTGCTTGACGACCTGTCCGGTATTCGGGTCCCGATAGGCCATGCTGGCGGTCGCCACGCGCGCGGGAGGCGACCCCGGGTCGCCGCTGTCGGTGCCGGGGTCGCCATCCGTAAACAATCCGTTTGTTTCAGTGTCATACGCGACCCAAGCCCCCGGGGGGAGGTCGGGCAGCTCGACGTCACCGACTCGGGTGGTGTTATCCTTGGGCACAGCTGCCCCCCTCGGGTGTCGGAGGCTCGTGGACGTATCCGCAGTCGCTGCACTCAACATCGTCGGCGGGGACGTGCCCCCCGCACTCCGAGCACGGGTAGCACAGCGGTAGGCCCATCTGCGCGAACTCGGGGTCCCGGCAGATGTAGCAGCTCGCCCGGTACACCGTAGGGGTGGTGGTGAATCCGTCATGCAGCATCCACCGCGCCGGGTCGTCCAGGGGCAGGGGTACGCTCACCGCTCCGTCTCCTTTGCGCTGTTGGATACCAGGGGCCGCCAGTCGCTGCTGAGCAGCCGCTCCGGTGGTACATGCCGGGGCACCCGGGGCAGCTCCTGCGTCGCGTCGGTCACCGGGCGCAGGTCCACCAGGGTGATCTCAGCCGGGGTCGCCGACCCCTTGGGCTTGGTCGGGGGGTGGGGCCGGGGCGGCTGGATGGGG